AACATTGACAAAGATGCTAGGAGCATTGGGTGAAAACATCAATATTGATGTAAAAGATTCATCTGGTAAGAATTATGCAATGAAAATTACAGAAGGAAATACTCAAGTAACTTTCATGTTAGCAGATACCACAGTTATTCCAGCAGTCCCAACCATTAATGCTGAGCCTGATTATGTTGTAACGATTCCAGTAAATGATGAATTCGTTAACAAATTTATCAAAGCAAAAAATGCAATTCCAGATGCAAAGAATTTTGCAATTCAGGTTCAAAACGGCAAAATCAAATTCATCATCAATTATTCCACAGTGAATGCTGATAATATTTCATTTGAAATGGATGGAGGAAAAGATCCAATTGAGCCAATTTGTTTCTCAGCTGACAAACTCAAAGAAATTTTAGTTGCAAATAAAGGCGATGCTGGTCAATTGCATATCTCAACCGAAGGATTGGCAAGAATCAATTTCTCAGGTGCTGATTTTGATTCAACTTATTGGTTAGTTCAATTACAAAACTAATATGCAAGTACGAGTAAAAAAATTACATCCAGACGCAGTTATCCCTAGTTATGCAAAAGCTGGGGATGCTGGAATGGACCTGACTGCAACTGCTATGGAAAAAGATAGCCATGGCAATATTACATATAGCACAGGATTAGCAATTGAGATTCCACAAGGACATGTAGGATTAATATTTCCTAGATCATCAAATAGCAAAACTGATTTATATTTAACCAATCACGTAGGCGTCATAGACTCGGGATATCGTGGTGAGATTATGTTTAAATTTCGACCAGTAAATGGCTTATTAAACGCAACAATCTATCATCCAGGTGATCGAGTAGGACAATTATTAATATTACCATATCCGCAAATCGAAATAGCAGAATCAGGCAACTTATCTGATACTGACCGAGGCGAAGGAGGATTTGGATCAACAGGTAAATAACATGTACGGAAACACAGAAAATACGTTGTGGGTTGAATCATTTCGCCCAAGCACATTAGAAGGATATATTGGAAATGAACATATCATTGAAAAAGTTGGTATCTTTATCAATAATGGCGATGTTCCTCACTTATTGTTTTACGGTCCGGCCGGCACGGGTAAGACCACGTTGGCAAAAATCATTGCCGGTAGTGTGGACGCCGATGTTATGTATATAAATGCATCAGATGAAAACTCAGTAGATGCAGTACGCGACAAGATTAAAAGATATGCATCAACAGTAGGATTTCGTCGTTGGAAAATCATTATACTAGATGAAAGTGATTACTTAACACCGAATGCTCAAGCAGCACTTCGTAATTTGATGGAGACATATAGCAAAACGACTCGTTTTATTTTAACATGCAACTATGTTGAAAAGATTATTGACCCGATTCAATCACGTTGTCAAACATTTGCAATTACACCTCCAAACAAAACAGATGTAGCAAAACGATTAGTTACAGTGTTGAATGAAAACGAGGTTGAATTTGATATCAAAGACGTTGCTGCAATAATAAATGCATCATATCCAGATATTCGCCGAGCTATCAATGCAGCACAAGCATCTGTAGTTAATGGTAAATTGCAATTGGATAAGGCAAGTGCAATTCAAGCAAATTATCTAACCGAAGTACTCGATGTGTTGAAAAATGCTAAAGATAAGAAAGCGGCATTTACTAAAATTCGTCAAATTATTGCTGATAGCAAAGTTAGAGATTTTACGCCAATGTACACATTCTTGTATGATAGCTTAGATGAGTTTGCTCACGGACATATTGCTCCATGCATTTTGATCATAGCAGAATCTCAATTTAAAGATGCTAGCGTTGTTGACAAAGAAATCAACATCATGGCTATGTTTGTAAATTTATTGGGAGAAATATGAGTATACAATTAAAGCAAAAAAATAATGTCAGCACCATATTATAAATCTAATATAACAATTGTTTTTAAAACTTCTAATCGCAGCAATGCTCGAACTAAAATGAAAACATTTAGGAATAAAAGCATTGATGATGTGTTAGAAAAGAAATTGCCAGGAATTCCTGACACTGCAATTATATTAGAAATGGGAATTGGCGGAATATTCGAAGAAAAATATAAACTTAAGTATAAACTATAAACATGGCGGACGAGAAAAAGGGTGCAACAATTTTTGATTTCATTGACGGAGTAACACACAAAAAGAAAGAATGGAGCAAATGGTCTGAATTGGATCAATCAAAATTTGCTCCATACATTGTTAACAGATGGTTATCTATGCGTCAGGACTTGACAGAAATTATTAATGAGTTACAAACATATACAATCGGATTGTTACGACCAAAAGAAACATATCGTCTTTACTATGAATTCCTGCCAGCTAGCAAAGGGTTTGCAAAATACATAAAAGGCAAAAAAGACGAAAAGTTTTCAGACAAATTAATCGCACAGGTAGCAGAGCATTACAGCATTGGTAAATCAGAAGCATCAGACTACGTGGAATTAATGGATCAAACAAGTTGCACCCGTCTGCTAGGTTTATATGGATATACTGAAAGTGAAATAAAAACAATGATTAAAGGAGTAAAAAAATGACACCAGAACAATTTACCTACTGGTTGCAAGGATTTATGGAGTTAACTACTATGAATCATTTGACTACAACACAATTTCAAATAGTAAAAGATCATCTAGACTTAGTATTTGATAAAAAAACACCAGACCGAAATACGGTTGGATGGACTCCAGAATGGCCGGTAATGCCAGGAACAACTGCACCTGTAGGTCCATATACATATCCATCGATATCGGATCCACGGACAACAATAATTTGTTAATCATGAGTATTAATACCGAATCACATTACAAAGGCAAAGATAGTCTTTATAAGTTTGCGGAAGAGTGGCAATTGAATACCTATGAATTTGACATCATTAAACGCATTGTTAGATGTCGGCATAAAGGTCAGTTTAATCAGGATCTAGTTAAAACAAAAAACTTAATTGACATTTACTTAAAAGAAAAAGGCGAAATGCGGTTGGATATTGAAAAATAATTTCATATTATATAAAAAAAAGAAAATGAAAAATATTTTTGATATCCAATTGAATTGGAAACTGCTTGTCATAACATTGTTAGCATACATGTTTGCAATATCACTGTTTTTTGAGTATTGTATCAATCGAGAAATTAACGAATATGTAGGTGGCGCAGCCGGAGTCATTGCATTGATTTACACAGTCTGGCAGATTGAATTAATTATTAAATTTATTAACAAAACAATTAAAAACAAGTTAAAATGATTACAGGTATTATTATTGGAATTTTCCTTATTATTGCAGGAATTAAAATTGTCAGTGCTATCTCACAAGACAGTACAAAAGGTCTAATGACAGGCATTGCAATTGCGGTTGTAGGTGTCGTTATTGCATTCATTCAACCATATAGTGTTGAAAAAATTGACAGTGGTTACAAAGGACTAAAAATTAGTTTGATTGGATCACAACGTGGCGTAACTAACTATCAATACAAGACAGGTTGGGTAGTATACAATTCATGGACTGAACAAGTTAAAGAATTTCCATTATTCCAGCAACATATCGAGTATGATGACCAAATAGTTATTACAAAAGGCGGATTCTCAGCAACTATTAAACCAACCTTTAACTATTCCTTGAAGGAAAACAATATTGGGGACATGTTTGTGAATCTTCGATTAGACACCAAATCTATTGAACAAGGATGGCTAAAAAATGCAATTGTCGGATCAGTTAATGATGAAGCAAATAAATGGGAAGTCGATTCAATCTTTAGTCATCGTCAGGAGTTTGAAGCTGCAATTGTTGTAGAGTGTAACAAGCGATTAACAAGATGGTTTGATGTATCTCAACTAAGAACAAATATCACACCACCAGAAGCATTGCAAGAAGCAATTATATCTAAAACAAAAGCAATCCAACAAGCAGAAGCATCTGAGCAACAAGCATTGACAGCAATTGCTGAGGGTAAGAGAAAAGTAGCAGTAGCAAGAGCAGACTCAGCCGAGACAATTATCAATGCCAAAGCAGCAGCACTAGCAATTAAGTTGAAACAGATGGAATTGACGCCAATGTATATTGAGTATACTAAAGCTACAAAATGGGACGGAGTATTACCAACCACCGTGGCAGGAGGCGCAGGAACATTCTTGAATGTTAAATAACTAAACCACAATATATAATGAAAAGCCGTAGCAGAAATGTTGCGGCTTTTTTACTGTTCTTTTGGTTTTTATCAAATTTTTTATTATAATATAGTATGAAAGAAAATGTAAATTACATAGCTCCTATCTATAAGTTAGCATTGCGAGATGCCACAACTGTACCTAGAAAGATTTCGTACTCCCAATGGTCTATGTATGAAAAATGTCCACAACAATGGAAACTTGCTTACATTGATGGGTTAGCTCCATTTCAGTCTAGCATCGATACATGTTTCGGAACAGCATTCCATGAAACCTTGCAAACATATTTAACTGTGATGTATACGGATTCTATAAAGAGTGCCGATCGAATTGATTTGCAAGGACTTTTGACAACTAATCTTCGCTCAGAATATTTACGAACAGTCACAGCAATGGATGGCAAACACTATTCGAATCCATTGCAATTGGCTGAGTATCTAGAAGATGGTGTTGCCATTTTAAATTGGTTTAAAAATAGACGTTCAACCTATTTTTCTACAAAGGATTGGGAATTGGTTGCAATTGAAATGGAATTGTGCACTCAGGCATCAGCTAAGAATCCTTCGGTGTTTTGGTATGGATTTATTGATGTTGTTTTGAGAAATACTAAGACCAATGAAATTTTGATACTAGATATTAAAACAAGCAGAAGTGGTTGGAACAAATATCAAAAAGCAGACAGTATCAAAATGGCACAATTGATTGCATACAAGAATTATTTCCATCAACAATTTGGAACTCCAATTGAAAAAATTGATGTTGAATTTTTTATTGTTAAACGCAAACTAATAGAAGATTCAATGTTTCCACAAAAAAGAGTTCAACAGCTTCGACCAGCATCTGGATCAGTTACTCAGCGCAAAGTGCAGAAATCAATTGATGCATTTGTTGAATCATGCTTTGATTCCGAAGGCAATAAAAATGCTGATAGAAACTATCTAGCAATTGCAGGAAAAGGTTCAAAGAATTGTAAATATTGTCCCTTTAAGGAAGACTATGCTAATTGCTCTAAAGAAGCTAGGATTCGTGAATAAAATTAAATATATTATAATATGATTCGGTTTAAACACAAACATACATATGTATATGGATTTGATATTCAAAAGAAAGCACCATATACTGGATGGACAAAGTATGAATATACATTATTAACTGATATATCAGATCCACAGTGTAAAACGAATCGAACAACATTGGAAATGATGCTTCGAGTAGCATACGGACATATGCCCAAGAGTGTTAAATTTTTATACGAAAAATCAAAATGAAAAAAGTAGCAGTTATAGGTAGCACTGGTTGGCAAAATAAAAGAAAAGTACAAGATACGCTGTTTCGACTAAACAAACAATTTGGTGATGAATTAACAGTTATAGGAGCTGGAGGAAATGAGGGTGCTAATAGTATGGTTAGAAAATATGCATTGGAATTTGGAATAAACTATCAAGAATTTAATCCATCATTTTCAGGATATAATTTATATTCAGCAATGCCAGAATCATATTACGGTAAATCATATCATTTCAGCCAATTGCATCATCGCATGAAATTAATTGCAGAACAATGTGATTATATGATGATAATGACTCAGGAAGATCAGTTAGATCCTGTTTTAAAAACAGCATACACAAATCAACAAAAACTTAGTAAACCGGTGGTTATATTAGGTTAAACTATATTTATATAAAAGTTACAAGGAATATATGGAGTTATCAAAAAAGAAAAAAATCCTACTACTAGGTGATGATTTTCGTTTGCCATCCGGGATCGGAACTATTAGCAAAGAAATTATTTTAAACACAGTTAAAGAATTTGATTGGGTTCAATTAGGAGCTGCAATTAATCATCCAGATGCCGGGCAAGCATTTGATTTGTCAGCTGAAGTAATCAAAGAAACCGGCATATCAGATGCATCAGTCAAATTGATTCCATGGAATGGATATGGTGATCGCAATATTCTGTTTGCAATTATCAATCAAGAACAACCTGATGCAATTCTTCACTTTACTGATCCACGTTATTGGACATGGTTGTATGCAATCGAGCATGAAATAAAAACAACATTCAATATTCCAATTACATATTATTCTATCTGGGATGATTTACCATATCCAATGTGGAACGCACCTTTTTATGCGAGCTGTGATATGATTATGGGAATTAGCAAGCAATCAGACAATATCCATAGAGAAGTGCTTAAACAGAATGGATTTGAGGTAATTAACTATGATGATTCCTGGTATATGCCAACAGCCAAGAAATGGAACCAGATACTTACCGGATATGTTCCTCATGGGTTAAATCACAATGTATTCAAACCATTAATCTCAAATGATCCAGCATATGTTGCAATGCATAAAAAAATCAAGCAAGATAACAAAGTTGATTTTGTTGTGTTTTGGAATAATCGCAATATTCGAAGAAAACAGCCAGGCGATGTAGTTTTAGCATTTAAAACGTTTATAGACACATTACCAGCAGACCAACAAAGCAAAATTGCATTAGTTATGCATACTCAGGCAATAGATGAAAATGGTACAGACTTAAAAGCAATTGCAAAAACATTGGCACCACAATGCAAAATTATTTTCTCAGAACAAAAAATAAACGCAGCTGAATTAAATGCAATGTACAATGTGGCTGATGTTACAATTAATATCGGTAGCAATGAAGGTTGGGGACTTAGTTCAACTGAGGCAATTTTAGCAGGATGCCCAATCATTAACAATGTTACTGGTGGATTGCAAGACCAATGTGGATTTGAAGATGAAAATGGAGAATGGCTTCGTTTTGATGGCAAATTTTCAACTAATCATACCGGCCGATTTAAAAAACATGGAATATGGGTAAAACCAGTATTCCCAAGCAACAGATCACTACAAGGCTCGCCAGCAACACCATATATTTTTGATGACCGAGTTCAATTCGAACAAGTTGCTGAAGCAATTGGATATTGGTATACAATGACCGAAGAAAATAGAGCTGCATGCGGATTTGAAGGAAGAACATGGGCATTAGCTAATGGATTAACGGCAGAACAGATGGGTAACAAAATGATTTCAATGTTTAGAGATTTATTTGCAATGAACAGAGAATTAAGACCATTATTCACAGTAACAAAAGTAGAAACTCCTAAATACGAACAAACAGGAATAGTAGCACAATGAGAAAAGTAGTTATAGCGTCGCCAGTAGCGACACAAAGCGGTTATGGTCATCACGCACGCGAAGTGATAACAAATATTATAGAACAACGAGGGTCTGAATGGGATGTAAAACTAGTTTCATTGCCATGGGGACATACCCCAATGACTTATCCAATTTCTGTGGATTTGCAACTTCGTATAATTCCATTGCCATTAACAGAACAACCAGATGTATGGATTCAAATTTCAGTTCCAAATGAGTTTCAAGCTGTTGGAAAATACAATATTGGTGTTACGGCAGGTACTGAAGGAGATATTTGTCCGGCACAATGGATTGAAACCATCAACAAAATGCAATTGATAATTGTACCTAGTGAATTTACTCGTTCTACATTTGAGGAAACAGCGAAACGCAACAACTTATTGATTACAACTCGAATTGAAGTAGTTCCAGAATATTTTGATGAAACAGTGTATAAATCATCAACTGATATCGTATTATCTGAATTAGATTCAGTTACCGAATCATTTGCCTTCTTATCAGTCGGACATTGGTTGCAAGGCCAATTAGGCGAAGACCGAAAAAACATAGGAGCCATGGTACATTGCTTTTTCCATGCATTTAAAGATGTTAAAGATGCACCAGCACTTATCCTAAAAACATCAGGTGCAACATATAGCATCATGGATCGAATGGATATTGAAGGCCGAATCAATCAAGTTCGAGATATGTACGGTACTGCAAAATTACCCAATGTTTATTTAGTGCATGGAGATTTAACGGATGCTGAAATGAATTCACTATACAATCATCCAAAAGTCAAAGCATTTGTGTCATTTACAAAAGCAGAAGGATTTGGAAGACCATTATTAGAATTCTCAGCAACAAGCAAACCAATTATTGCGCCGCATTATTCAGGTCAAGCAGATTTCCTCAAAAAGGATTTTATTTGTGCACTACCAGGCCAATTAACACCGATCCATCCATCGGCACAAAATGAGTTTTTAATTGGTGATGCAAAATGGTTTAGTTTTGATTATGGATATGCTTCTGCCATGATGAAAGATGTTCGTAAAAACTACAAGAAGTGGGCTGAATTAGCAAAACGTCAACGTTATTTTGTTAATTCAACATTTACAAAAACTGCGGTTGCTGAAGTATACAAACAAGTATTAGAAACAGTGGATACTGGGTTAGAATCAATTCCAAAGCCAATTGAATTAAAATTGCCTAAGCTTCAAAAGATTTGATTTGTCAACTAAATTCATTATAATATAATATGAAAATAAGTTACGCAGTTACGGTATGCAATGAAGTCGAAGAAATTAAACGGCTCATTGCATTCCTTTTAAAACATAAACGAGAACAAGATCAGATTTTAGTCTTAATGGATTTACAAAAGTCAGATTTCTACGATAAAATTCCTGAAAAAGAACAAGTGCATGAGTTCATTATGCAACATCACGCGAAAGCTCACTTACAAGTTGCATTTAGATCATTAAACAATGATTTTGCTGCATTTAAGAACAATATAGCTTCATATTGTACTGGTGATTATATTTTTCAAATAGATGCTGATGAATTGCCACATGAAAAGTTAATTGAAATACTCCCAGACCTGTTAGAAGAAAACTGCGATTGTGATGTATTTTTAGTGCCACGTGTTAATACGGTAGAAGGTATGCAACAAGATCATATGCAACAATGGGGCTGGGCGGTAAATGAAAAAGGATGGATTAATTGGCCAGACAATCAATGGAGAATTTGGAAAAACAAACCTGAGATAAAATGGATCAATAAAGTGCATGAACGATTGGATGGATTCAAATCATACACAGTTTTGCCAGAAATGGAAGAATTTGCATTATATCACCCAAAGACAATCGAACGACAAATTAAACAAAACAATTATTACAGTACATTATGAATATAATTACTTCAAAATTAATGGGCGGTTTAGGTAATATGTTATTTCAGGTTGCAGCAGGATACTCATTATCAAAAAAAATTGGGGCTGAGTATTTAATTAATACGCAATATACAGAGATCAGTCATGGCCATTCTAGACCAAAATCACCAAGTGATTATTTAGATACGATTTTTAATAAACTTGTTATATATACACATAATCATGATCTAATCGAAATTCACGAACCAAATTTTCGATATAATCCGATAAACGATACTACATCTAATATTATATTACATGGATATTATCAATCTTATAAATATTTTAATGATATTGAAATACAAAAATTATTCGCACCAGATATTAACATGTTAACTAAATTAAATAGTAAATATCCTGTATTACAAGATAACACTGTTTCACTACACATTCGTCGCGGTGATTATATAACATTATCAGATTTTCATCATAATTTATCTATTTCATATTATAATAATGCAATCAAACAATTCCCAATTGGAACGAAATATCTAGTTTTTAGTGATGATATCGATTGGTGTAAAAACATATTTATCGGAAATGAATATACATTCATAGAATCACAATCAGATATCGAAGACTTATATCTAATGTCGTTATGCAAACATAATATTATAGCAAATTCTACATTTAGTTGGTGGGCAGCTTGGCTTAATTGTAATACGACAAAAACAGTAATATATCCTAATCGATGGTTCGGCCCTGCAACTATTAATAATTTATCAACAATAGATATGTTTCCAGCAGATTGGGTATGTATTAACGAATAATATAAGTATGGAAATTAATTTATTTGACACGGCATTTGAGCATTTAATAACAGAAGACGGTAAATATTCTCACGTTTTTTCTAAGAGTACACAATATACAACATATGTAAAAAATCAAACCAATTGGCAAGGAATTACTTTATTTACTGACAGTTTTATAAATTCAGGCATCGCTCCAGGAATTACTAGTAAACATAAGATTGGTTGGTTAATGGAGTCTAGGGAATTACACCCGGGCTTTTATACTACATTTGATCAATATAAAGAGCATTATGATTTTGTATTAACTCACGATCCTGAACTATTAAAAAATTATCCAACTAAAACTAAAATGTATCCGATCGGCGGTTGTTGGATACATGAATCTAATTGGAAAATGCATGATAAAGCAAAGTTAGTTTCAATGATATATTCTGGACGACAGCAATTAACCGGACATCGATTACGACACGTAATTGCAAATAGATTTCAATCATCTGGGATTGATTATTACGGACATGGGTCTGCAAGACCATTAGTCAACAAAGAAGATGGATTACAAGATTATCAGTTTTCCATAATAATAGAAAATTCTAATCAATTAAATTATTTTACCGAAAAAATTGTAGATTGTTTAGTTGTAGGAACAATACCAATATATTGGGGTTGTCCAAACATATCAGAATTTTTTAACACTGATGGTTTTATTTGTTTTAATTCTATAGATGAGTTAGATGATATTTTAGCATCACTTACTCCGGAATTATATCAATCAAAATTAAAATATGCTCACGAAAATTTAGAATTAGCAAAACAATATGCTGTGACAGAAGATTGGTTATTTAAAAATATATTTACTAAGTTATGATATTTCCAGAAGTTACCGTGTATCGGCCTGATATTTTTACTGATTTCAGGGGTGATCTATTAACTCTGTGGAATCATGATGAGTTTGAACCAAAACTAAATTTTAAACATGATAAAATATCATCATCTAGACAAAATGTAATACGAGGATTACATGGCGATAATAAATCATGGAAACTAACTAGTTGCCTGTCAGGAGAATTATATTTTATTGTAGTAGACAATCGACAAGATTCAGTAAACTATCTAAAGTGGGATTGGATAATATTAGATGATAAAAGCAGAAAACAAGTATTAACGCCTCCTGGTTTTGCAATCGGGTTCCTAGTATTAAGCAAACAAGCATTACTTCATTATAAATGGGCATACGACGGAGCATATGCAGATGTAGATGATCAGTTTACATTAAAGTGGAACGATTCTAACATTAATATTTATTGGCCTATAGATTCGCCGATATTATCACAACGAGATACAAAAACTAAACTAATATAAATTTATGGAAAAAGAAATTAGAAAATTAATCGTAGATGCAGCATTTCATGCCAAACATGGTCATATTCCAAGTGCTCTATCGATTGTAGATATTATATGTGCATTACATGAAACTATGACACCTAATGATATTTTTATTTTAAGTAAAGGTCATGGTTGTTTAGCATATTATGCATATTTAGTTATCATTGGCGAATTAACTATCGATGAACTTCGCAAATTTGGCAAATCTGGAAGTAAATTAGGAGGACATCCGGATAAAAATAAAATCAATAAAGTATATACATCAACTGGATCGTTAGGGCAAGGATTACCAACAGCTATTGGCGCAGCTATAGCAAGAAAGATACTTAACAAACCTGGCAAATTTTATTGTATAATTGGTGACGGTGAATGCAATGAAGGAAGTATATGGGAATCTGTAATGTTAGCTGCAGCTCATAAATTAGATAACTTAGTTTGTATTGTTGATTATAATCAATCTCAGATTCGATCATTGCCATTAGGCAATCTTAAAGATAAGTTTCAATCATTCGGATGCAATTCAATTGAAACTGATGGACACGATATAAATGAAATTATGCAATCATTAATAAATACACAAACAAATATGCCTACATTTATTATTGCTAACACAATTAAAGGTAAAGGAATTAATCAACTAGAATCAAATATGTTTACCTGGCATCATAAGGCACCAACATTAGAAGAATATACACAATTTATACAAGAAATATATGAGAACTAAATTCGCAGAAATATGCAAAAATATTGTACAAACGGATGATAAATCTGTAATATTAATAGGAGATATTAGTCACTACTTATTGCGAGATGCCCAAGACAGCGCACCGGATAGATTTTTTAATATAGGAATTTGTGAACAATCTACAGTTAATGTTGCAGCAGGTATGTCTCTTGAAGGAATGCGTCCAATCATACATACGATCGCGCCATTTGTTGTAGAAAGAGCATATGAACAAATAAAAGTTGGGTTAGGATATCAAAATACCGATGTTACAATTATTACTGTTGGCGGAACGTATGATTATGCTGATTTGGGTTGTACTCATCATTGTTACAGTGATATTGCATTAATGAGAAGTATTCCAGGAATGGATGTATATGAACCTGGATCTGCTTCTGAATTCGAGCAATTATTCAACCAATCATGGGCTAATGGCAATCCTAAGTATTTTCGATTATCAAATCATTCACATACTCAAGATCTAATAGTTAAATCTAATGAGATTAATATTATTCAAAAATCTAAAAATAATAAATACGTGTTCGTAACAGGTCATTTATTAGACGATGTATTGCATGATGAAGAAATTGGAATATTCTATGTTTCTACATTATCAAATATTTCAACAGAGTCTATTAATGAAATTTCAAAAGTATTTAACAGTGACAGTAAAATATTCTCAGTAGAAAATCATTTTATTACTGGAGGCTTAGGAGACTTAATAAGTTCTACATTTAATGTAGCGGTAACTAGAATCGGAATACAAAATAAATTTATTACAGAATACGGTACATATGATGACTTACGACAAGCATCTGGTATGGATACTAACACAATATTAAACAAATTGAAATTATGAAACACGATTACGAAAAAATTATATCGCAACTAAATTTAACTAAGCTTAGTAATGCTAATATTTTAATTACTGGTGCTAATGGGCTTATAGGAGGATTTCTAGCTGATTTATTCTCATATATGAATGATACTCACGATTACAACATTAAATTAACATTAACTAGTTTATCAACAACACCTAATCGAATAATACATTTGTTAGATAGAGATGATGTTACATATATAAGTACTGATTTATCAAAAGATAATTTAATAGTTCCTAATATTGATTTTTGTTTCTATTGTGCAGGATATGCTCAACCTTCAAAATTTTTATCACAATCGATGACTACTTTATTACTTAATTCGTATGGGGTAGCTAATACATTTGAATCTATTTTTAATAGTAATCCAACCGCAACATGTATTTATTTAAGCAGTTCAGAAATATACTCAGCATCTGATAAACAAACAGCACATACTGAATCAGATAATATTAATATTGATTTGAATAATAAACGAAATTTTTATATTTTAGGAAAAGTCAACGGTGAATTAATTGTTAACAATTTACGAAACCAAGGATATAATGCAATTTCAGCGCGAGTATCATTATGTTACGGCCCAGGCGTATTGGAAGATGATTCTCGAGTATTAAGTGAATTAGTACAGAAGGCGCTTGGGTCAAACGATACAATACAATTATTTGATGATGGTAGTGCTAAACGACGTTATTTACATGTTACTGACTTTACATCCATGCTATTAAACATTTCATTAAATGGAACACAGAATGTATATAATATATGCGGCGAAGAAGAATGCACAATTTATGAATTGGCCGAAATTATAGGAGCAACTGTTAACAAAGAAATTATAAAAGGTAAATCAAATAATGCAGTATCAGTTTCTGCACCAACTATCGTATGGAATTCATTGGATCGATATAAAAATGAATTTGGTAGTTTTCAATTAAAATCTATAAAGGACGGTGTAGTTGAATTCATAACATGGTATAAAACAATTTTAAATAAAGATTAATATGAAATTTTACGTTCCATTTGATATGCAAGTATATAATAATTTTGTAAAGGCAAATCAAACACAAAATTTACAGTACACTTATAATTTAACTAAAGATTCGATTGTGATAGATGCAGGAGGATACCGAGGAGAATTTACAGATATTATACATAATAAATATAATTGTTCTGTACACATCTTCGAACCGATAAAATCAATGTTTGATGCATTAGAATCTAAATTTAGTTCAAATCCAAAAATTATTATTAATCAATTAGGATTATCAAATTCGACAAAAAAAGATATAATTTATTTAGATAATGATGGGTCATCACTATACGGATCTGGCAATAGCGAAACAATTCAGTGTATTGATATTTCTAAATATTTACGTTCAAATAAAATACAGTCGGTGGATTTACTTAAGTTAAATATAGAAGGATCTGAATATGATGTAATAGAAAGATTAATCGATCAAAAAATGTTATCAACTATAAAAAACTTACAAGTGCAGTTTCATAGATTTGTGCCAGATTGTGACATACGTAGAATAGCTATTCATGAACAATTATCTAAAACACATACATTGTCGTGGAATTATGATTGGATTTGGGAAAGTTGGTCGATAATTGAATAGAATTCAATTTGGATTAATGAAATAACTTAATTATATTAATAAAAAGAATTATATGGATACAAATATACAACTAGTAAGTGATACAATTAATCGTGCTGATATTGACAGTCTAATCGACTGGTTAAAACAAGATCCGATACCGAGATTAACCAAAGGCGAGTTAACAATTGAATTAGAAAAAAAATGGGCTAGCAAATTAGGATCAAAATATTCAGTATTTGTTAACTCAGGGTCTTCATCTATATTGTTAACATTAGCAGCATTAAAACATACAAACAGATTAAAAAATAATAAAATAGTCGTGCCAGCGCTAAGTTGGGCTACTGATTTATCATCGCCTATATTATTAGGATTTGATCCAATATTATGTGATTGTAACTTAACTGATTTATCATGTGATCTAGTCCACTTAGAATCATTATTTATACAAGAATCTCCAGCAGCTGTTATATTAGTATCAGTTTTAGGCCTAGTTCCATTAATGGATAAAATTTTAGAACTATGTAAAAAATATGATGTTGTTTTATTAGAAGACGTATGTGAAAGTATGGGTTCTAAGTTTAATGATAGCTATTTAGGTACATTTGGAATGGCTTCCTTTTTCTCTATGTATTTCGGTCATCACTTAAGTACTATTGAAGGCGGCTTTATTAATACAAATGATGATGAATTATACTATGCATTATTAATGATGAGAAGCCATGGATGGGCAAGAGATTTACCAACCCATCAACAAGAAAATTATAAAGAAAAGTATGATTTAAATCAATTCGAAAATCTATATAACTTTTATTTACCAGGAATGAATTTAAGATCTACCGATCTACAAGCATTTATTGGTATCAAAGCAATTGATAAATTAGATACATTTTCATCAGCTAGGAATTCAAACTTTAATTACTATCTAGATAATATCACAAGCAATGAATTAAATATACAAATATCTCCTACTAACTTCATCTCAAATTTTGCAATGCCAATTGTTAGTAAAAATAAGGAATTACTAGTAAATAATTTAATTGAAAACAATATTGAGTGCCGACCATTAATCGCCGGGAATTTAGCTAATAAGCCATTTTGGTATGAACATTTTGATAAGCCAGAATTGAAAAATTGCGAACTAGTAGATAAATATGGATTTTATATTCCGAATCATCAAAGTTTAACTAATATCGAATTAGATCGAATAATAAAAATAATTAATAATGATTAAAAAAGCATTAATAACAGGAATAAACGGTCAAGATGGATCATATTTAGCTGAATTGCTATTATCTAAAGGATATCAAGTAACCGGTACATTAAAACGAAACTCAGTAGCTGAGAACCAAACATTTAGACTCGATACCGTATTTAATAAAATACAATTAGAATATGCTGATTTAACTGATATGGCTTCACTAGTAAGAGTTATTACAAAAGTAATGCCAGATGAAGTATATAATTTAGCAGCACAATCTCATGTAGGAATATCATTCGATCAACCAGTATATACCGCACAAGCAACTGGAGTAGGAACATTGAATTTATTAGAAGCTATTCGACTAATAAAACCAGATACTAAAATATACCAAGCATCTTCTTCTGAAATGTTTGGCAATAATATAGATAGCGACGGATATCAGCGAGAAACAACTTCCATGAATCCAGTATCTCCATATGGCTGTGCAAAAGTATATGCTTATAACATAAGTAGGAATTACCGACATTCATATAATATGTTTATTTCAAATGGGATATTATTTAATCATGAATCACCTAGACGTGGCACTAACTTTGTGACTAATAAAGTTTGCAAAGAAGCAGTTAGAATTAAATTGGGACTATCTGATAAACTAAAATTAGGTAATCTAGACGCAACTAGAGATTGGGGACATGCAAAAGATTATGTAGAAGCTATGTGGTCAATGTTACAAATGGATGAACCTGATGATTATGTGTGTGCTACCGGCGTATCTCACTCAGTAAAAGATTTATGTAAGTATGTATTTTCATATCTAGATCTAGATTGGAAAGATTATGTAATTACCGATAATCGATATTTACGTCCCGAGGAACTACATAACCTTAAGGGAGATCCAACTAAATTAATACAAAAAATTGGTTGGAAACACACATACACGCTTGAAACAATGTTAGATGAAATGATAGAATATTGGTTAACTACGTATAACAAAGATCTGTGATGATACCTACATACATAATAAATTTAAAAGAACGTACGGATAGAAAATCATATATTCTCGAAGAAATAAAAA